ACTGCCCTGCGCGCCCCTGCTGCCCCTTCGCCTTGCTGGATTCGTCACGCGCGGTGCCGACCTGCTTGGCGTGTGCCCACTCGTACGGGTCAAGGATGATCGTCTGCTCAGTCATGAAGCCCTCCGTCGTTGATGATGAAGCGGCGCGAGCCGGGCTTCACGTCCGTGTAGGTGGTGATCACTGACTGCAGTGCACCTGATGCCTGCGCGACCATCTTCCAATCCGTGACTTCGGACGGGCGTGCCTGCTTCCAGTACACCGTCCAGCCGTTGCCAGCCAGCCCCGCCTTCTCGCCGATCGCCTCCTTGATGATGATCTCAAGCGAGCCCTTCTTCTGCTCCAAGAAGTGCAGCTCAGTGTTCACTTCACGGAGTTGCGCGTAGACGCGCTCCAAGTCAGGCGTCGCTTCCACGAACTCCTGCGAGCCCTGCGGCGTGGCAATGGCGAAGGCTTGAGCGTCTAGTGCTTCCAACTGCGGCGGCGTCTTAGAGTCCACGGCTGCCAAGAAGAGCAGCGCCGCGCGCTGAATCTCCTCCCAGAGCACGGGCTCAAACTGCACGCGCTCGATCTTGAACACCAGCCCGCCGAGCAGGGCGACGACGTCGCACCAGTCAGCGCCGACGATGCCCATCTGCACGTGTGTCTGGATGACGACCTCAGGCGGCACGGGCCACATGCTCCAGCGTGGGCTGGCTGACGTCTTCACCTCAACGATGCCCTTGGGCTCGCCGACGATGGTGCGATCCAGCGACGCCATGATCCGGGGCTGCGCCTTCAGTCGGACGATGCCGTTCGACTTGCGCAACTTCACGCCGCGCTCCTGCTCGTAGTACTGCGCCACGGCATCCTCAAGGATGACGCCACGGTTGGCAGCGGCTCCGACCTTCTGCTCTGGCGTTGCGCCAGTCTTCTCAGCCCAGAGCTGGTAGGGCGTCTTGTACGGGCTGACGCCCATCACTGCCGCCATGTCAGACGCTCCCAGCCCCTGCCGTCGCAACTCCAGCCACTCGGGGCTGCGCTGCGGTGCCTTGACGAACTCGAACTGCTTCTTGCTCATTGCTTTCCCTCCTTCTTTCTGTCTTGCTTGGCCCATCCTTCGCCCTTGAACTGCACGCTGCTTGGGCTGATCTGCAGCTGCATCCACGCCCCGCATCCGTCGCAGCGTGGCACTACGGGCTGGTATCCCGTCTGCAGTCGCTCCTCAGTGGTGCAGCACGTCCAGCACTCGAACACATAGAGCGGCATTACCAGCGCCCCGTCGGCGTCTTGCGCGGCTTGCGCGCACGTCGCTCTTCTAGTCGGATGCAGTAGGAGCACTCCCCACACACGGGCGCATTGTCAACAAGTGGACGCTCGCACTTGCCACACATGAGCACCCGAACGCAGGGGCGGTGCTTGCCGATCCCGCTGATGTCCCCCGGCTTGCATAGGTCAGCGATCATCAGAGCCCCCTCACCAGCGCCACCACGATGATGACGGCGATGCAGACGACGATGGTGACGTCGCTGCGCTTGCGCGCTTCGATGCGCTCCTTCGGCTTGTAGAAGCTCGTGATCGTCTTAGGATCACTCGCGCGGTTGATCTTCACGATGCACCCCCAACAACTAGCACGATGTAGATGCACGCCACGAATAGCGTGAACCCGAGAAAGTCCTTGACTGCGTTCATCACTTCACCTCCAGAAGATTCTTGCGCCCCTTCACTGGGACGTAGCACTTGGAGCAGACGGCGATGAGGCCCCCCTGCTCGTTCTTCACCACGCGCAGATACCCGTGGCGCGCCGATACTGGGCAAAGATTCCAGAAGGCGCTCATCAGCGCACCGTCGCAATCGCGTCTTCAAGCAGCTCAGCGGTGAACGTGTCGCCCATCTTCTCGAAGGCAGACGCCGTGACGCTTGCTTCAATCTTGACGCTGCGGAAAGTCTCCAGCGTTGGGACGATCTCCTTGATGCGCCCAGCCCAGAAGGCTGCGTCTTCGTTGGCTGGATTCAAGAGCACGCCGTCAGCGATGCTCTCAAGAGTCGCCTTGACCTGTCGCAACGTTGGGCGGCTCACGCTGCCACCTTGACCGTCAGGTCGCTTGGATACCAGACGTCGCCCTTGCCAGCGCACTTACGCTGCAGGCGCTTGTCGATGAACTGCACTCGAACTGCGGCGGAGTGCGGAAGCTGCTCGATGACGATTGCTTCCCCGACCGGGGTGATGACTGTTGCGCCGATTGCAATGTTCATTTTTTCCTCCTTGCCAGTCGCCCCGCATGGGGCTGTCTTGCCTGACTTCGTAATCCTACACCTAACGGTTTTAGTCCGTCAACCCACCCTCCAAGGAGTCAAGGGTGCCGTCCTTGGCAGCCTGCACCACCACGCTCAGGCACCCCTTGCAGACGCCTTGGCTGAGCACCCAGTCCACCCCGTGAGCGCCCGTGTTGACGACCTGCTCCCCGTAGGCGTACACCTGCCCCAGCTCGCCACACACGGGGCAGGTGCTCACCTCAGTCTCAGGCTTTCGCGGCATCCAGTCTCACCAGATACTCGGCGGTCGGGCCCTCCTTGCCGAAGAAGAGCGCCCACTGCGCAGGGGTGCCAGACGCTGCCAGCCACTCCTGCGCGTAGCGGTTGCTGCTCTCGATGCTGGCGTTGCCCCAGCAGGTGTGGGCGCCGTCGCTCAGCACCAGTCGGCTTGGCGTGTGCCAGTGCCCATAGAAGAGAAAGTCGAACGGCTGCACTGATAGGTTCCAGCCCTGCGCGCGCTTGGCGATCGCGTAGAACGGAAGCCCGAAGGCGCCGCCCTTGAACTGATCACCGTGCACCAGCATGGCAGTCTTGCCGCCCGGCAACTCAAGCATGTCGTACCAGTGACGCCCACCCAGTGTGAGCGACTCCTTCCAGTCAACACGCTTCTCGCCCTTCAAGTGCTCGGCTGCGATGCGGTAGAGAATCGCATCAGCGTTGCTCTCATTGGAGTGGTCGCCGTAGCGCCCGAGTCGCCCGTGGTTGCCGATCGCACCACGCACCGTGACCTTCGGAGCGAGTGCTGCCATGGCCCGCACGAACTGCGCGAGCATCCCAGCACCCTCAAAGATTTGCACGTACAATCCGCCGCGCTCTACTTCGTAGGCTTGGCTCGGGAAGATGTTCCCGTCCGACTCCACGAAGTCGCCGAGCAGCACCACGGCGATCTCCTTGACGGGAGTGCCGTGCAGTTCCACCAGCCGCTGAATCTTCTTGGCGAGCAACTCGATGCGAGCCTTCGCCACTTCGATGCTGTACGTCTCCGAGTACTTGCCGAGCTGCCAGTCGCCAACAAGGCACACCAGTGTCTCGGCTTCGCCCTTCTTGCCTGACGCCTTAGGCTTTGGCACGGGCGGGATGGTGATGCTCAGCGCGGCATCCTTCGCCGCCTGATAGACGGCAGCCACTAACTCCTCACGGGCAGCGTCACGCTTCGCCAGTTGGCGGAGTGCACGCTTGTGGGCTTCAGTGACTTCTTGAAGTCGCTGCTCCATCTGCAACTCGTCGCTCATGAGTTGCACGCGCACTCGCCCCGGCGGTGCCTTCCAATCGTCCAGAAGCTCACGGTGAAGCCGCGCTTGTCGAGCCATGAGCTGAGCGCCTTGGCGGTGATCGCGGGATCAGCCAGCCCTGCGTGCAGCGTCTCCCAGTCCTTGCCCTCAAGGTGCACGGTCGTCATCCCGCAAGGTGGCCCCTTGCGTGGCTTGCTCAGCGCCCTGAGCTCTTCAAGTCCATCCATGTCTGGTACCTCCTACCACTTGTAGCACCTGCAATGGTGCTTACACGCAGCCTATACCAGCACCTATGCCATGTGTATGGCAGGAGTTTGTGGCTAGTTTTTCTCCTTGATGCCGAAGGCGGTGTTCTTCGGGTCGAGATACTTCACCAGCACCTGCAGCCCTGACGCCAAGCCAGCCGATACCACGGTGCGGAAGTCGCCGCCGTTGATGTCCAGCAACGGGATGCCGAGCCCGAGCGCCACGGAGATGCTCACCGTGACGAAGGTTCGGACGAACTCAATGAGGGCTTCGTCGATGCCCGTGTTGTCTTTGATGTACTGCAAGAACGTCATCATCTTGGCTGGTGCTCCTTTGACCTTGGCAGCCGCAGCCGCTGCACCACTCGCAGCGTTGAACGCCCTCCCAGCCACTGCTCCGAAGTCTACCTTGCCGAGAGCCTCAAGCTGGGCATCCACGGCGCTGACCTTCTTCTCGACTGGAGTGGTGGACGCGGCGGGGAGTTGCACCCCGCGTGTTGGCTCAGGTGCCACTACGGGCTCCGCTGCCACTGCTACGCGCGCCCCTGCGTTGACTGGTGCTGCAACTGGCTCGGGTACTGCGACGGGCGCAGGAGCCGGGGCTGCTGCCTTCTTCGGGTAGGTGACAATCAGCAGGCACTTGTAGTCGACGCCCGCCTTCTTCGCCTTGAACTTGCTGTTGGCAATCTGGCGCAGCTGCTCCTCACTGACCTGCGCGCCGTACTTCTCAGCGGCGACTTTCTCGTCACGGGTTGGGCAAGCCCACTGCCAGCCGTGATCTTCGCACCAGCCTGCAGACGTCATGTGACCGTAGCCTGCTTTGATCTTCTCGGGGGCGTTCTTCGTCCACCACTTCACCCAGCGGTCATGCCACGCGCTGATCTTCAACCCTGCTGGGTAGAAGGCTGGCCCCTGCTGCACCCACACCATCAGGGCGGCGCCAGCCTTGGCGGCGGTCACGGCATCGTCCCAGCTCTTGGCGTAGCGGGCTTTCCCTCCTAGAGCCGCAATGACCTTGACGGCTTCGGCGAGACTGCCGCCATTGTCGGACTTGCCTTGCACGTCCTTGCGACCTGTGACTCTCTTCATGACGATCACTGCCTCAGCGGCGCTGGGATTTGCTGCCCCGGCTGACGCCCATGTAATAACTGCAGCGCATGATGCCCATGTGCAGTCGTCAAGAATCTGCTTGGCGCCCTTTAGTTGGGCTTCACTGTCCGAATAGAGCTGGCTCTTCACAAGGTAGCGTGGCATCAGGCAATATCCTTCTTCACAAGCACTGCGACGGCTCGCCCTGCGGCATCGTGGCTCAGTGCGGCGCTGACGGGGAAGCCCTCAGTGGCGCCTTCGGCGTAGTCGTTGCCGTCGGCTGCGCGCTTCCAAAGCGTGCCACCGTAGGCGCTGTTGTTGTCGTTGGGCACCAGTGCAACCCACTCGCCCGGAGCCGTCTTAATGCGAGTCCAGCCCTGCGCGTGAATCTCTTCGAG